ATGAAATGTTTACACGAAGATTCAGCTAAGAAGCACAAGACCAGGAAATTTCATCCGCTTCGCCGACAGATAGCAGTCCTGTTTATCGGACTGCTTCTTCTTTCTATGATCGTCATAACACTGATCAATGGACTGTTTCTGGAACATTATTATATCAGCAGGAAAACAGAAGTTCTGAGAGATGCGGTGCAAAATCTGGAAAGTCTTGATGTAGTAACGGACTCGGACGGAAACAGCAGTGCAGAAATCTCAGATCAGATATTTAAGGACTGCTCTGAGAATAATCTTACCTGGGTGATGATCACAGCGGATGGTCAGACGATATGTGCTGTCGGAAGCAATGAGGATCTGCTGGAGGCCCGGCTGGTAGGATATATTTACGACCTGGACCGGAAGAAGGGTAAGGAAAAAGTCCTTCAGAAGTATGACAGCTATGTGATCCAGCAGGTAAGTGACCGCTTTGCGGGAATGGAGTATGTAGAAAGCTGGGGAGAACTGGGAAATGGATGCTATTTTCTGATCCGTACCCCGCTGGAGAGTATTCGTGAGAGTGTTGCAATCTCCAACAGTTTTTATTTCTACGTGGGTCTTGTGATCATTGCTCTGAGCGGACTGATGATCTGGGTGGTTACAAAGCGTATCACAAAGCCTATCAGTGAACTGACGCAGCTTTCTACCAAGATGAGTGAACTGGATTTTGATGCAAAGTATCACAGCCAGGCAGGTAATGAGATTGATGAGCTTGGAGAGAACTTCAACAGAATGTCCGAACAGCTGGAAAAGACAATCTCAGAGCTTAAATCAGCGAACAATCAGCTCCTTAAGGACATCGAAAATAAGGAAAAGATTGACAGGATGCGTCAGGAGTTTTTGAATAATGTTTCTCATGAGCTTAAGACGCCGATTGCACTGGTGCAGGGATATGCAGAAGGCCTTAAAGAAAATATCTCTGATGATCCGGAGAGCAGAGAATTTTATTGTGATGTGATCATGGATGAAGCGGCCAAGATGAACAAGCTTGTCAAGAACCTGCTGACACTGAATCAGCTGGAATCCGGCCGGGATGAGGTGACCATGGAGAGATTTGATATTGTAAGTCTGATTCGGGGAGTCCTCCAGTCTATGGATATCATGATCCAGCAAAAAGAGGCAAAAGTGAATTTTGAAGCATCGGATCCGGTATATGTCTGGGCAGATGAGTTCAAGATTGAAGAAGTTGTGACGAATTATACCAGCAATGCACTGAATCACTTGAATGGCGAGAAGGAAATTGAAATCCGTGTGCTGCCTGAGGATGACCGTGTCCGGGTAACGGTATTTAATACAGGAACTCCGATCCCGGAGGAGGATATTCCGAAACTGTGGAACAAATTTTACAAGGTAGATAAGGCAAGGACCAGGGAATATGGTGGAAGCGGAATCGGACTTTCCATCGTAAAAGCGATCATGGAAAGTCTGCATCAGCAGTATGGTGTGCAGAATTATGATAACGGAGTCGAATTCTGGTTCACACTGGACCGCAAAAATGATTAAAAAAGGAGCGGATGTAAAGAAATTACTTTGCATCTGCTTCTTTTTGCTGTATACTTGCTTACATGACAGTTGCTTTTTGGAGAACTGTGTTATATGAAAAAAGACAGGATGTGAGGCGCGAATGATAGGTATTATCGATTATTATCGTTATCATTTCTCAGGAATCCTGTAAAATCAATACTTTCAAGACTTTGAAGTTAATGATTTTTGGGTTTTACTAATTATTTACTAATTAATTTGCCCCGAATGCACAGTGTAATTTTGATGAATGCAACATTATAGAAAAAGTAGGAAGACGTATGAAAAAAGAGTTATACTGTTCCAAATGCGGAAACCAGTTGAAACATTATGACAGCGTTACCAGACTCATACGTACTAAAAATCGAGAAACAAGAAAAATACGGGTCGAACGACTTCAATGTCGTTACTGCTGTGAAATACATAGAAAATTACCAAATTATATTTTCCCTTATAAGCAATATGATTCAGAAATCATTAAAGGTGTTTTGGAGGGAATAATTACTTGCGAAACTTTGGGATATGAAGATTATCCATGCGAAATGACAATGATTCGTTGGAAGAGTTCGCAGGATTTACAGCTTCTTTTATGAGAAAGGAGCGTGTTAAAAATGGAAGAATTAAAAAGAATCAACGCTAAACTTGCCAGGAAGCAAATTGTAAGGATTGTAGGTGGTGTTGGTACCATAGCCCTTGGATCTATACTTATTGGAAAATGTATTTATCAAAAGGGTATAACGGATTGCCAGTGCTGGATAGCAAATGTTTATCCCGAAGAATATGCATCCATGACAAGAAAAGTTGTAAAACAACTCGAAAATTCATAATACGAACATTACCGATGGGGGTCTACGGAAACGTAGACTTCTATTTTTTTTTGTCTAAATGCCGTCACCGAGGTTGTTTTTACTGGAAAGGATTTCTAACCTAGAATAGAATCCATAAGGAGGAACAACTATTATGGCGACAACAATAAGAGCAGAATTATCTGAAAAGAATCCTTACTGGATTGAAAAACATCGTTACTATGAACTGAAGCATTTCTGTCTTCAGTATCCCATTTGGAAAAAGATTTATCGATCATTGGATGGTCTGTCTGGTCATTCTACGGATTTTACTACTATGGTGGTAAACAGTACATTAGGAGATCCGACTGCAAAAATCGGTATGGCGAAAATGTATTATTCGGATCGTATGAAGATGCTTGAACAAACTGCCAGCCGCACTGATGAAACTCTTGGTATTTATATTCTGAACGGTGTGACTGAGGGATGGTCGTATGACATTCTCAAAGCTAGATTAGGAATCCCATGTTGCAAAGATACTTATTACGAATTGTACAGACGCTTTTTCTGGTTGCTGAACAAAGAGAGGGGTTGATTCGCAAAATTTACAAGTTATATTATGGAAACGAAAACTAAATTTTGGAGGTATGATTATGAAAATGAAATTAATGACACCAGAAGCGATTAAAGAAATTGAGAGTTTAATTCCAAATCATGAAGAGGCACTTATGCGATGGGGAGCTCAGATGTATAGAGAGGGCATTGTAAAAGGAGCTATTTTCACGGGTACTGGAATGATATTAGGAATGGTTGCTGGTGCAGTAAAAGAACTTTATTTTGATACCCGAAAGAAGAGTAATACCGAAGAGGAGTAATACCGAAGAGGAGTCCTAACAAGGGCTCTTTCTTTTTATCCTAGATTAGAAACAGGATGGAGGTTACCGGAAAAGATGTTATTTTGATATCTGAAAAATTGCCGGGTGGAAACTTTTTGAAAAACAATTTGAAAGGGGGGTGTCGTATGGTACTGCTCATTGTATTGGCTATTGGTATTTTAATAGGAATGCTTATAGGAAAATTCACATTTCGAGACAAACCAATAGGCTCTCTTAGAGTAGATCAGTCTGATCCGGATAGTGGACCTTATTTATTCCTTGAATTGAGTCCTGGCGGAGCAGACGAGATCTATAAGAAAAAATATGTTTCTCTCCGGGTAGACCTAAAAAATTATATTTCGCAGAAATAGCAAGCCCTATTATGGAACGAAACAATAATTTATCTGAAAGGAGAAAACGAAATGGATGACAGAAACATTGAGGAATTATTGAGCGAGGAAATTGCAAAACAGATTCAGGCATTATCTGGACTGGAAGCCGGAAGCAAAGAAAAATCTGCGGCGATTGATGATTTGACACAGCTTTACAAGCTGAGAATCGAAGAGAACAAGAGTATGTGGGATGCAGACGAAAAATACAATTCTCGTATTGCTGATAACGAAGCAAAAGAACGGGAAGAGGAAATTAAGCGTCAGCAGATTGCAGAACAGGTTAAAGATCGATATTTCAGAGCTGGTATAGCTGGAGCTGAACTCATCTTACCGTTGATATTCTATGGCATCTGGATGAATAAAGGATTCAGATTTGAGGAAACTGGAACAATTTCATCACAGGTATTCAGAGGTTTAATCAACCGTTTCAGACCTACTAAGAAATAAAACAGGATTCCAAACGTTGAGGACGAACAAAACAAGTCCTCTTCGTTTTTCCGTAAAAAATACATGGGCTACTATGAAAGGAGATGATTTACATGGGAAAAATCTATATTGAAGTACCCAGAAACACAGATCAGACGACTATCAGCATACCTTGCGGAGAAAAAGGACAAGTGTTATGGCAGTTTACGGTGATATTCATCGAAAATGAATACTTGAAGAAGCGACTGGTGACTGTTATGGATAATAACTGTGAGGATGGTGGAGAGCCATCAATTCAGAGTATGATGATCACTAACAAGAACAATCGTACAGCTACATTTGAGTATCATTTAGATCAGGATATTAAAGCTGACATAAAATTGTCGGTATGTTTCTGCAAATCATGTAGGATGATAATAGCTGAATGGTAAAGGGAACTTAGGGGATGTGAGCATAAACGCATCTCCTTTTCTTTTTGCGTGAAATTTACAAGGGCTATTATGAGAGAATAAAGCTTTATCTCTTGTACAAATAAACTTTAGTTTGTATACTTATGGCAAGGTATATGGCTAAACAATTTTGAAAGGAGATATTTAGCTATGAGTTTTTTTAATGAGAAACAGAGAAAGGCAATGGAAGATGGAGAGTATATCTGCTCTGAATGCGGAAAATTAATGGAATTTGAAGATGAGTGGGAAGAGACATTGGTATGCCCCCACTGTGGTCACAGCGTAGATTTAGAGGAATATGGCTGTGAAGGAGATGAAAAATACGAAAATTTATATCCGACCAGAGAAGAGTTACTTGGAGAATCTGACGATTAAAAAACATAAGCTAAAAGGAGAAGGGTCTTAGAGAAATCTAAGGCTCTTTTCTTTTTGTACAGGAGAAATAGATGCGGTATCATTATCAAAAGCCAGAAATTTACAGGTCTATGTACGGAGAAACATATATTTGTAATCATCCAGTATATGATCAGTGTACTTTATTTAGAATCGGACAAAATGGTCTGGCAGTTATACAACAGAGATTTAATCCACATACGAAGACTACCTGGTGGGGAGAAGTTGACGCATGGCTGACGGACGCTTTGTATCTTCATCCAGGATTCAAGAAATATTTTGACAGTCGATCTGGAAAGTGTACTGACGGTTTATATCCTACAGTAACGATCAGGCAGATCATGTGGGCTTTAAAAATGAAGCCTATACAGCGACAGAGATGGGAAACCTGTTTTGATCGAAGAGAAATTTAAGCCCATTTTCGCCAATTTTACAGCTCCTATTATGAGAAACGATAGCTTTTGAAAGGAGAAAAAGGAGCATGGACGAAATGAGAATAGTATCGAAATTCACAAGAGGAATTATTTCCAAAGCGTTGAAGGTGATGGTACGTAAGAAATCTGGGTATAACGTGGATATTCAGGTGAATGAAATTACCACCACAATCAATGATGGAAAGACGCATCTTCATGTGGATGTTGATGCAGAACTTGAAAGAGACGAGCTTATTAAAATTCTGAAGAGTATCGGTTTGAACTAACCGAGAGGGGCGTGAGCAACGCCTCTTTTCTTTTTCTTCGCAAAATTTACAAAGGCTATTATGAGAGAAAGAATAGCTCAATGGTAGAGCACCAGTCAATAACCGTATTGGAGATGGAGGTCCGAATCCTCACTATTTCTCTTTTATTTTTGCTGAAAAATGAAAGGAGAATTGGTAAATGAATGTCTATTGAAGAACTATCACTGGTGCTTTATGACACATTCCAAATGGATGTGTGCTTTCCGTCATGGTCCATACTGAATAAAGAATTTGAAAAATCAAGCTATTCTTTATGGGCTATGGAAGAACTGAAATCTTATATTTCAGAAAAACTTTATCCGAGAAAGTCGGGTACAATCAAAGAGTTTATTCGGATTACTGCGGATTTTAAGAAAAAAATGTCTGAGTATTCTAAAGTTAATCCAAATAACAATTTAATGTTTACTGTGGCAGATAATATCTCATCAAATGTGTTAGAGGTGCTACGAGCTATGGAATGAAAGGAGACTCAATGAAGAAAATGAATGCCAGAAAATTAAAGAAATTTTCACCAACTGTTTTATCATGTGCTGGTGCTGCCGGAGTAGTTGGAACATCCGTACTTGCTGTAAAAGCTACACCGAAAGCACTTAGAAAAATTAGAGCAGACAGTAGAAATGCCCATAATGATCCGGATTCATATACAAAACTGGAGGCATTCCAATCTGCATGGATTTATTATATTCCGTCAGTAGTTATGGGAGCAGCAACTATGATCTGCATATTTGGAGCCAATATTTTGAACAAACACCAGCAGGCGGCAATCACAAGCGCCTATGCATTACTCAATGATGCTTACCAGGATTATAAGGATAAGCTGAAAGAACTGTATGGGGAAGATGCTCACAGGAAAATAATGGAAGCTATTGCTGTGGAGAAAGCTGACGATATGTATATTGCATCCACAGGGCTTATGGGGGGAAGCTCTCTTGATTTTGATGAGCATAATCCAGAAGATAACCGGTTGTTTTATGATTCGTTCTCAAAACGATATTTTGAGAGTTCTATCAACAGAGTCATTCAGGCTGAGTACTATTTGAATCGCGACTTTGTAATCGGTGGTTACCGATCAGTAAATGATTTTTACGAATTTCTGGGTATAGAACCGATATCTGGTGGCGATGAAATTGGCTGGAATATTAGCTCTGGTTTAGTATGGATCGATTTCGATCATTACAAAACAGTGTTGGACGATGGACTTGAGGTTTGTGTTATTGATATGGACTGGTTGCCGGAAACATATGCGGAGTGAGAATTCGCAAAAAATACAACTGCTATTATGAAAGGAGAGTGGCGACATGAACAGTAAAATGATTAAGGCTATTGGAATGGCAGCAACCATAATCGGTATTGGAGTGAATCTTTTAACTGATTGGGTTGATGAACAGAAAATGGATGAAAAAATTGAGGCTAAGGTGAATGAAGCACTTGCCAAGAAAGAAGAAGCGGAGGAGTCCTGATACGGACTCTTTTCGTTTTTCTTTTGGATAAAGTATGGAATCACCAACCGACAGAGCCATTTATATCATCCAATATTGCCTTGATAAATTGCTGAAGGAAGTAACTTATCGATATGGATATAGCTTAGAGCAGGAGAGCTATTCGAGATGGGCGGCAAGGGAATTGCTGGATCGTCTTAGAAAAAATCCGATAACACCGCCATTACTGATTATCGAGGAATTTCGAGATCAAATGGACGAGTATTCAAAAATTAATCCAGATACAAGTCTTGTTTTCAACAGCGGAAAAGATTTAGCTGAATGGATTATTAACCTGCTAATTGCGTAGTTACATAATAAAAATTTTATATTTCTGAAAGGGGAAACAACAATGAACGAAAACAGAAAAACAACAAGATTAGAAACTCTGGCAGCAGCACAGCTTATTCGTAGAATGCTTAATAATGAAGCAACACTCGAAGAACTGGGACGAGCAACATCTTACATGGTAACAGCATCCGAATATGATGCAGCAATGATTAAACTCGATGAGGTTGCCGAGAGAACAGAAATTAAAGAACTTGCAAAGAAATATTCGATGCCTAATGGTACAGTGAAACGATCTGGTCGGTATCACTGGCAGAGTGCCGATGAAATGTTCAAAGAGTTACTCAATATGACATTCGGTATTCCGAAGCCAGAGTTTGATTTATCAAGCATGAAAGTAGGAGATAAGATTACTGTCAATTTGAAAGATATGGGAAAATTTGAAGTGACAGCACATGAAGTTACTGACGAAAGTGTTCTCTTTATCTTTGATGACTATATCACCGAAAGACCTATGAACGAAAGCAACACTAATGTCGGTGGTTATGAAGAATCTGATCTGAAAAAGTGGATTGAAGGTGAACTGTTTAGTAAATTTCCTGTGGAGTTAAAAGCAAGACTCGTGGAACTGACGATTCCTACAGTCGGACAGGTTGTCAGTTGGGATGATGAATGGGATAAAGAGCATTTTGAGGCTGATGGCGACGAGCAGCTTCCGCTTATGAAACTGAGAAAGAACAGAGTGGCATATCTCAATAACGAGTGCAAATGGGGCTGGCTTCGTAATGCCACGAAGAAAGAATGCTCTTCGGCTGACTTTGCCAATGTGGTCTCCGTCGGTGGTGCGGGTTACTACGCCGCTTCGGGCTCTGGTGGGGTTCGTCCCGAATTCCGATTGGTTAAATAAATTGCCGCCCCTTGTGGGCGGTTTATTAAATTATGGAGGAAACTGAAAATGCAAAAACCAAATTTAACAAAAGTCTTCAATGGTGTAAAAATCGCCACTGTGAAACACAGCCCTGAAATCTTAATGGGTATCGGAATTACCGGAATGGTAACGACAACTGTAATGGCGGTAAGAGCGACCCCGAAAGCATTGATGTTGATTGAAGTCGAAAAAAGACGATTGAATCGTGAACTTCTGGAAGAAGCGAAGAAATCTGGTTGTGAAGAATGTAATCAGATTACACGTCTGGAGCCGGTAGATCTTATTAAAGCCACATGGAAGTGTTATATTCCTGCTGGAATCACCGGTATAGTGTCTATAGCTTGTCTCATCGGAGCCAGTTCAGTGAACGCCAGACGAAACGCAGCATTAGCTACAGCGTATACCTTATCTGAAACTACACTCAGAGATTATCAGAAAAAGGTGATTGAAACTATCGGTGAAAAGAAAGAACAGACAGTTAGGGATGCTGTTGCCAAGGAACACATAGAGCGAGATCCGATAGAGAACAAAGAAGTTATATTCTCAGGATGAGGGAACACATTGTGCTACGATTCTATATCTGGACGATATTTTAGATCAGACATGGATGCAATAAAAAAGGCGGAGAATGAATTAGATGCCAGACTGAGAAATGAAATGTATATTTCACTTAATGAGTTCTATTATGAGATTGGACTGGAGCCACTTAGCGTAATCGGTGATGATCTTGGATGGAATATCGATAGTGGATATTTGGATCTTGGATTCAGCTCTCAGATTGCTACGGACGGTACGCCTTGTCTGGTAATTGAGTATAATCCGGCACCTAGATATGATTATCGAAACCTGATGTAAATTCGCAAAATTTACAAGTTATATTATGGAAACGAAAACCTATTTCAACAAACTGAAAGGAGAAACAAATCATGGAAAACAACAATGAAATCATGAACAACAGCGAAGAGGTTATGGAAACGGCAACAGAGGAAATCGTTAAAGTGACTTCTGCCAATAGTAGTTTCAGTACAGCTACTAAAATTGGATTGGCTATGCTTGCAGGAGGTTTAATCTGCAAATTTGTAGTTGAACCAGGTGTAGCAAAACTGAAAAAGATGGCAGATGAACGTGCGGCGAAGAAAAACGTTTCCAATCCAGACAAGGTTGTGGATGCTGATTTCACAGAAGTTACTGAGGAAGAAGATCCAGAATAAGGATTGAAAATGGTTTTAGGAAGAGGGAGTCTTGGAGAAATCTAGGACTCTTTCTTTTTGCTTTTATATGGGAGGTGTCCTATGAATCAGTATATGTATGATGGTCCGGTTATGGAATTTGAAACATGTATTGCAAGTCGATGGCGTGGATCTACATATGCAGTATCTGAAAAGAAAGCCAGAAGTAATTTGGCTTATCAGTTTAAGAAAAATAATAATCGTATTTCGGGAGCAAGGATTACTCTCCCAGGAAAGGTGAAAATGGTGAATGATTATGAATATTGATTTTGATACTGTAATCGGATTAGCTGGTGTAGCAGTTGGTTTGTTTGGAATTGGTTATGCGATTGGTGCAAACAAAAAATTAAAAGATGTCAGTGAGGTTGTTGGAAAGTCTGTAGATTCCATGATTGCAGATGGAAAAGTCGATATTCCTAAAGAACTCATCAATGAAACTATAAAAGAACAGGTATCATCGAAAGTGGATATCGAGGTTCAACGTAAAGTAAAAGCAGCGTGTGACAATATCGTGTTTGATGTGAAAACCTCTATGTATAACAAAATCAGTGATGCTGCCGAAAAGGCTGTTAGCTCAACTTATCAGTCTATGGAAGTTGAAGCAAAAGAGAGAATCAGAAAAGAGCTTCGTAACATTGATATTTCAGCATTAAAAAGAGAAGTAAAAACGGAGGCAAAGGACGCTGTTGCTGAAAAATTGCAGGCATCTATGGATGATATTCTGGAATCTTATAATTCAAACCTTGCAAATGTACAGAATATTTACAGCTCTATTGCCAAATCCATGAGTGCAAGAGCGTAGGAGGATATGTATGGCACAGCATGATAGATATGATACTGATATTTTAAAAGCTTTACAGAAGATTGCTAATAGTCTTTCTGGCATTGAGCGATATCTCAAGAGCAAGGCTGAAGAATCGAAAAATGATGATAAAGAGGTGAACAACGATGGAAGAGTATAAATCTAATTCTCATAAAGCGAGGGAGCGAAAAAACGAGCCGGTTGCAGAAAAGAAAGTTGAGAAGATTATTTCAGGATCTGCGAAATCAAAGAAAAAATCAGGGATTCAGAAAATTACGAACGTGTTTGTTCCGGAAGATGTGGACGATGTTAAGAGTTATATTTTTGAAGATATCGTGGTTCCGGCAGTAAAAGACATTATTCTTGATGCGGTGAGAGCATTTCTGGGAGTTAATGGCAATTCTCGTGGAAAATCGTCTTCTGCATCTAAGATTTCTTATCGAAAATATTACGATGATCGTGAAAGAAGAGACAGTGGAAGCAGTAATCGAACCAGAACCGGCTATGAATATGATGATATCATTCTGGACAATCGTGGAGAAGCGGAAGATGTCCTGTCTCGTATGGATGAACTTATCGCTACATATGGCTTGGTCAGTGTGGCAGATTTCTATGATCTTGTAGGGATTACCGGAAATTATACAGACAATAAATATGGCTGGTCGGATATTCGCAACGCTTCTGTTGTGAGAGTAAGAGACGGGTACATGATCAAATTGCCGAAAGCATTACCATTAAATTAAAAAGGGGGTAAAAGAGAATGACCGAAATAGTTTTACAGCCACAGCAGTATGAATCAGATGATGTAATGGTTTCTCATCCGGATCATTATCAGTCAGAAAGCGGATTAGAAGTAATAGATGTTATCGAAGCGTTTACCGCTGAATTAAATGGCATCGAGGCTACGGATACTGGAAATATTTTGAAGTATGCTTGCCGTTGGAAGAAAAAGAATGGTATCCAGGATTTAAAAAAAATCATGTGGTACACACAGCATTTAATCAATTATCTTGAAAGAAGAGGAGAAAAATAGAATGAACAAAAATGAAATTGTAAAGAAGGTATCATCTACCTTTGGAAAAGTGACGGTTAAGCTGAAAAAGCATAGTCCTGAAATTTTAGTTGTAGCAGGCATTGTTGGGACGGTAGCCAGCACAGTTATTGCCTGCAAAGCGACAACTAAACTTAGCTCTGTTCTGGCAGAATCTAAGGATAACATCGATACTATTCACAAATGTATGGATGACGAATCTGTAGCGGATAGATATTCAAAAGAAGATGCAAAAAAAGATCTGACCATCGTGTATGTACAGGCTGGGGTTAAAGTGGCGAAACTATATGCACCGGCAGCTATTCTTGGTGTCGTTTCTATCACAAGTATTGTTGCTTCTCATAATATTCTTCGTAAGAGAAATGTTGCTATTGCAGCAGCTTACGCAACAGTTGATAAATCATTCAAAGAATACAGAAACCGAGTTGTGGAAAGATTCGGTGAAGATGTGGATAAAGAACTTCGCTATAACATCAAAGCAAAGAAAATCGAAGAAACGGTAAAAGATCCGGAAACCGGTAAAGAGAAGAAAAGTAAAACCACAGTTGATATCGCCAACCCGACAGTAGATGATTATGCTCGATTCTTCGATGAAACCTGTAAACATTATGAAGAGAATATGGATTACAATCTGCTTCTGCTCAAATCACAGCAGGCATTAGCGAATGATAAGCTTATTGCGGATGGATTTCTGTTTCTGAGTGATGTATATGATATGCTGGGAATTACAAAAACAAAGATGAGTCAGACGGTTGGCTGGATTTATGATCCGGATGGAAATCCGAATGGAGATAACTTTGTTGATTTCGGTGTTATGGTTACACATCGTGAAACAGAAGATGGCGGATATGAGGATGCTATTTTAATGAACTTTAATGTTGATGGTCCTATTCTTGACCGTATTTAAGGAAGGAGTGCTATGTTATGACATTTATGGCTATTACATTTTCAGCAGTATCAGGTATTTGTTTCTTCGGTGGTATTGCAGTCCTTATGGGCGGAAAGGAGCGTCACTGATGGATGGTTTTGGTAATTTTATCTCAATGATGGATTATATTCTTGACACTGAAAGAAAGCGTCATATTACAGGAGGCATTCTGCTGAGTGCTTCCTTATTATTTGGCGGTTTGGCACTTACAGTCATGACGATTAGAGATGAGGAGGAAGAGGACAGCAATGAGCAGTAAAACTATATTCTTGATGGCTTTTATTCTTGGTGCTGCTTCCGGAGCAACTGTGACTTGGTATTGTGTTAAGAAGAAATACGAAGAGCTGGCACAGGAAGAGATTGATTCTGTAAAAGAGGTTTTTGCAAGAAGAGATCAGACGAACAATACTGAAAAAGCTGCAAAAAATATTGCAGAGAGTGTGAAAGCAGAGCATGTAAATCAGAAACCAAGTATTAAGGAATGTGCTGAGATATTACGCAGGGAAGGGTATACCAGATATTCTGATGCGGATATTAACAGCGAGGATACAAAAATGAGCAAACCGTATGTAATTCCGCCTGAGCAATTTGGGGACAATGAAGGCTACTACCAGATTAGCCTTACTTATTATGCAGATCAGGTGCTGGCGGATGAAAATGATGAAATGATTGAAGATGTGGAAGATACCATCGGATTTGAATCTCTGACTCACTTTGGAGAGTACGAGGACGATTCTGTATTTGTCAGAAATGACGATAAGAAGTGCGACTATGAAATCCTTATGGATCAGAGATTATATTCTGACGTAATCAAGGGAATGCCACATCAGATGGAGGTATGATGACGCAGGACGAAATGAGCAATAGGTATTTCGAGTGGATGTATCGTCTGGTATGTGAAGAGGATATGTCCTATCGAAAACTTTTTTACCTGCTTCACGATATTGATTTTACATATACGATTGACATGGATGGCAATCGATTTGATGACGGTGTCGATTTGCGATATCGTTTCGGAGATGAAACCGGATGTGATGAGCGAGAGATTGCGAACTATTTGGATGTTCGTCCTTGTAGTGTTTTAGAGATGCTAATTGCACTTTCTATCCGATTAGAGGAGCATATCATGGCAGATCCAGATGTTGGTAATCGAACAGGAAAATGGTTTTGGACAATGATGTCAAATCTCAAACTGGATAGAATGGACGATTCCATGTTTGAAAGAAATCGTGTGAAAAAAGTAATTCAGAAATTCTTAGATCGTGATTACGCAAGAGACGGAGCAGGTGGATTATTCAGGATAAAAAATTGTAAGTACGATTTAAGAGATGTGGAAATCTGGTATCAGGCAAACTGGTACCTGAATGGTGTGAAGTAGGAGGAACTTATATGGAAGTGATAGGATATATTTTTGATAGTCTCAAGAGAACGGATTTGAGACTGTATAATGTCGGAAAAATCTTAAATAAGCAACGAGGATTTAATAGAAAGGTTACAGTCTTTGCGGTTATGACCACAGCAAGTCTGATTGTATCCGGAATTGATCGGAGAGATCAGGCTATGAGAATCCGTAAACTTGAAAAAGAAATTGAAGAGCTGAAACATCCGAAGGGAGAAGAAAAGGAATGCAATGATTGATTTTATGGTGATTTCAACACGTTCCAATAAACGTGGCGTAATCGAAATCTATCCTAAGTTCATAATTAAAAAAAGCTCGGATCTGATGATTCGAGGTGGTGATTTTTATGCTATCTGGATTGAGGAACGTGGTTTGTGGTCTACAGATGAGCAGGACGCATTACAGCTTATAGATCGTGAACTGGATAGATATGCCGATGAAAATCGCCAACGTTTCAATTCTGATATAAAAATCCTGCATATGTGGGATGCTGAATCAGGAATGATAGATTCGTGGCATAAATATTGTCAAAAGCAGATGAGAGATAACTTCCATATGCTTGATGATAAACTTATATTTTCCAATACTGAAACCAATAAAAAAGACTACGCCAGCAAAAAGTTGAATTATCCGCTTGAAGCTGGCGATTTGTCTGCCTATGAGAAATTGATGTCTACTTTATATTCTGAAGAGGAACGAACAAAGATTGAATGGGCTATCGGTTCTATTGTATCTGGAGAATCTAAGAAGTTACAGAAATTCATGGTCCTTTATGGTGCTGCCGGAACTGGTAAATCAACAATTCTCAATATTATTCAGCAGCTCTTTGAAGGATATTATTCTGTTTTCGATGCAAAAGCACTGGGATCATCCAGTAATTCATTTGCGTTGGAAGCATTTAAGACTAACCCTTTGGTTGCGATTCAGCATGATGGAGACTTATCAAGAATCGAAGATAATACAAGATTAAACAGTTTGGTTTCCCATGAGTTAATGACGGTGAATGAAAAATTCAAATCCACATATTCTAACAGATTTAATTGCTTCTTATTCATGGGTACCAATAAGCCTGTCAAGATTACGGATGCGAAATCAGGTCTTATACGACGACTAATTGATGTTTCTCCATCTGGAAATAAGCTGAGTCCTAAAGAATACAAAACAATAGTAAAGCAGGTTGATTTTGAATTAGGTGCTATTGCCTATCATTGTAAAGAAGTATATTTGGCGAATCCCGGACGATATGACGATTACATTCCGATCACCATGCTTGGAGCATCTAATGATTTCTACAATTTTATTATTGATTCTTATCATGTATTCAAAAAAGAAAATGGAACTACATTAAAAGCTGCGTGGGAAATGTACAAAACATATTGCGATGAGGCAAAAGTTGGTTATCCGTTTTCGCAGAGGGTATTTAAAGAAGAACTTAAAAATTATTTTCGTGATTTCCAGGAACGATTCAATCTTGATGATGGGACAAGAGTTCGGAGTTATTACGTTGGATTTCGAACTGAGAAATTTGAGGAAGAAACTTTATCGGACAAGTCCTCAAACGAAGAAGTACTTAATCCTATGGAGTTTCACGATTGTACAACATCCATATTTGATAAGGAGTGTGCTGAGTGTCTGGCACAGTATGCCTCTGATAATGAAACGCCTTTGAAAAAATGGGATGATGTTCAGTCAAAATTAGCGAGTTTAGATCCGACAAAACTTCATTACGTGAAAATACCTGAGAATCATATTGTAATTGATTTTGATATTCCAGATGAAAACGGAAATAAATCGTTGGCATTGAATATCGCAGAAGCTATTAAATGGCCTCCGACATACGCAGAGCTTAGCAAATCAGGGCAAGGAATACATCTCCATTATATTTACAAAGGAGATCCAACGTTGTTAAGCAGGGTGTATGACGATCATATCGAAGTTAAAGTGTTCACGGGCAAGAGTTCATTAAGACGTAAACTGTCTAAATGTAATAATTGGCCTATCGCAAAAATTAGCTCCGGTTTACCACTGAAAGGAGATAACAAAATGGTAAATTTTGAAGCGATAAAGAGCGAGAAAGGGCTTAGAACACTGATAAAACGTAATCTTAATAAAGAGATTCATCCAGAAACTAAGCCAAGTATCGACTTTATATATAAGATACTGGAAGATGCACATAAGACTGATTTGAAATACGATGTCACAGATATGAGAAATGCAATTCTCTCGTTTGCGGCGAACAGTACACATCAGTCGGAGTATTGTATTAAACTTGTAAACAAGATGCAGTTTAAGTCTGAAGATTCGTCACCTGCCGTAAAAAACGAGGAATCAAAACTTGTTTTCTATGATATTGAAGTATTTCCTAACCTGTTTCTTGTGAACTGGAAAATGGAGGGACTTGGAAAACCAGTTATAAGAATGATCAATCCATCGCCAAGTGAAGTAGAAGAACTGATGCGGTTCCGACTGGTTGGGTTTAACTGTCGTAGGTACGATAATCATATTTTGTATGCCAGACTTATGGGTTATACAAATGAGCAGCTGTACAACCTGTCACAGAGAATTATCAGCGGTAGTCCCAACTGTTTCTTCGGGGAAGCGTATAATGTATCCTATACAGACGTGTATGACTTTGCATCTGCGGGAAACAAAAAGAGCTTAAAGAAACTGGAAATTGAAATGGGGAATCTGACGGAAGAGAAGCTCAAAAAGAAAGGATTTTCAGAATCAGAGATCCAAATCATTAAAGCTGGAACTCATCATCAGGAACTTGGATTACCTTGGGATCAACCAGTACCAGAGGAATTGTGGGTAAAGGTTGCAGAATATTGTGACAACGATGTTATTGCAACTGAGGCAGCATTTGTATATTTGAAAGCGGACTGGACTGCACGACAGATTCTGTCTGAGTTGGCAGAAATGACTGTAAATGATACAACCAACAGTCTGACTACTCGAATTATATTTGGGAAGAATCGTAATCCGCAGAATGAATTTCATTATAGGGATTTATCCAAACCGGTTGATAGCATCGATCTGGAAAGCCTTGAGTTCCTAAAAGAAGCCTGCCCGAAGATGATGGAAGAACCTCATTACGGATGGCAGAATAGCGGAAAAGACGAGATTCCATTCGACACAAGCAGTATTCTTCCATATTTTCCAGGTTATGTGTTTGATCATGGAAAATCAACTTATCGAGGAGAATTAGTTGGTGAAGGCGGATTTGCACAAGGCGTTCCAGGAATGTATGGAAATGTTGCACTTTTGGATGTTTCGTCAATGCACCCTCATAGTGCTATTGCAGAGGTACTGTTTGGACCTAAGTTCACCAGAGCATTCCGAGAGATTGTAGAGGGACGAGTAAGCATTAAACATGAGGCATGGGATACTGTAAATACTATGCTGGATGGAAAACTTACTCCCTATATTCAGAGGGTTATCGATGGTGATATGACTTCAAAAGATTTGGCAAATGCTTTGAAGACCGCCATCAACTCTGTATATGGTCTTACATCTGCATCCTTTATTAATCCGTTCAGAGATCCGAGAAATATTGACAACATTGTGGCTAAACGTGGAGCGTTGTTTATGATTGATCTTAAAAACGAGGTCCTTAACAGAGGATTCCAGGTTGCTCATATTAAAACTGATTCAATTAAGATTCCGGACGCAACACCTGAAATTATTAAGTTTGTTATGGATTTCGGAGAGAGATACGGTTACACATTTGAGCATGAAGCTACATATGATCGAATGACTCTTGTAAATGATGCCGTTTATATTGCCAAGTATAAGAGTGCTGAAGACTGTCAGGCATTATACGGATATGTTCCAGGTGATAATAAAAAGAAAGGCGGAACTTGGACCGCAACTGGTACTCAGTTCCAGATTCCATATGTATTTAAGAAGCTGTTCAGTGGAGAAAAAATCGCATTTGAAGATATGTGCGAGACCAAATCCGTGAGCAGCTCTTTATATTTGGATCTGAATGAAGGATTGCCGGATGTGTCACAAGCTGAAAAAGAATTTGCCAAAGCAGAAAGTGATTATAAAAAGGGATTGATTTCTGATACCACATTTGAATCTACTTGTAAGCAATTAAATCCAGAAATTGCAGAGGGACATAATTATCGCTTTGTAGGAAAAGTTGGTCAGTTCTGTCCAATGAAAAATGGATATGGAGCAGGGCTTCTGATGCGTGAGAAAGATGGAAAGTATTATGCGGCAACTGGCTCTAAAGGATATCGTTGGATGGAATCAGAAATGGTTAAAGAACTTGGAAAAGAAGACGGTATTGATCATTCCTATTACGACAAACTTGTTGACGAAGCAGTGAAAACCATCTCACAGTATGGTGACTTTGAGTGGTTTGTTTCTGATGATCCATATATTGAAGAGCTTGGAGCAAACGATGCAGACTGTATGCCTTGCGGCGATGGCACTTATAAAACTTGTTACGATTGTCCATATTTCGACAATGGAAAGCCTTTAGCTATGAAATGCGGAAAAGGATTTGATATTACAGATGTCCTTGTGGGACTTTATATGAATAAACCAGAAAATTAAAAAGAGGAGAATAAAATTATGGCACGTACTAATATTAATGAACTTATTATTGAAAATGCTCGTATTATGTTTAGAAATTTCAGAGGGGAGGAAACAAAATATAACAGAGCCGGAAACAGAAACTTCTGTGTGGTTATTGATGATCCGGATCAGGCACAGCGACTTGCTGAAGATGGCTGGAATGTAAGAATTCTTCAGCCAAGAGATGAAGGCGATGAACCACGCCATTATATTCAGGTTGCAGTACGTTTCGACAATATTCCACCAAAGATTTACATGGTAACCAGAAGAAATAAAAAGACAAGATTGGATGAGGAAGCAGTATCAACACTGGATTATGCTGAGATTGCGAATACTGATTTGATTATCAGCCCGTCCAGATGGGAAGTAAACGGAAAGACCGGAATCAAAGCATACCTCAAGACCATGTATGTTACGATCGAAGAAGACGTCTTTGCTGAAAAATACAGTGATGACGAGGAGCCGGAAGATCCTCCGTTCAATTAATTATATTTGAGGGTGTCAGTACAAGCTGGCACTCTTTTCTTTTGAAAGGAGAAACTATGTTTTGGAAACGAAGAAAGGGAAAAACAAAACCATCTAAGGTAAAGAAAACGCCACCTCCGAAACAATTTATAACGAAAGAAACAACGCCTAAATGGAAACCAACTTATAATCCTGTTCCACAGAAACATCTTGAAAAGAAAGAATCTGAAAAACCAGAATCCAAAATTGACTGGGAAAGAAAATTCCTAAAATCATTTCAAAAGCTTACATATTCTCACAGGGCATGGGATGTTTGGAGAGATTATGTTGTTCTTCATGCGTGTGCGATTTCAAATGTGTTTGATAAAGGAAATTATGAGCACAGAGAAAAACGATATTTAGATATTATTCATCGTTATAACAAAGAAGAACAAGAGATATTTCCAGCTTTAGCTGCTGATACGCTTATGGCACTGAACGAAAATCAGGAACAGGATTTCCTAGGCAAAATGTTTATGAATCTAGGTTTGAGCAATCATTCAAATGGTCAGTTCTTTACACCATACCATGTTTGCGAGCTTATGGCAGAGATTACTATGGATGATGTTGTAGAAAAAATAGAGAAAGAAGGTTATATCTCGATTAACGATCCATGTTGTGGAGCTGGCGCAACGCTGATTGCTGGTGCTCATGCGGTACGAAAGAGGCTTGAAAAATGCGAACATCCTTTAAATTACAAGAATCGTATCTTAATGGTCGGTCAGGATGTGGATGAAACCGTAGCATTGATGTGTTATATTCAGCTTTCACTTTTGGGATTGGCTGGATTTATAAAAGTCGGAAATTCCATAACCAATCCGATGTCGCCGGATGATTCTTCGGAAAATTATTGGTATACACCTGGATATTTTTCAGATGTATGGAACACACGAAGAATAATCAAAAATGTTACTAAATTATTGGAGGATGGAAATCAATGAGAAAACGATATTCTATTTCTGAGGATGAATGCAGATGCAGTCTTAACGATTTTTACGAAAATGCTGCAAAGATAACCGGAGAAAAGACAACGGAAAAAACCTGTTATGATTGTAGAAAAATCTGTGTGACCAAAGCAGTACAGGAATGTATCTGGAATCATTACTTGAGCGAGGGCTTTTCAAGCGGTTCGGTTGCGAGTCTGTTACTTATGGCTGGTCCAAAAGCAAATTTAGAGGGTAATTCTCTGGAGTTTGAAGTTGAAGACGGTTTTGTAGGTAGTGAATAATGGCTGGAATTGAGCTGCGAGATTATCAGCTAAAAGCTGTGGAACAGATGAAGAATGGATGCATTCTCTGTGGTGGTGTCGGCAGCGGTAAATCTAGGACTTCATTGGCATATTACTATGTCCGCAATGGTGGAATACTTGGTACGAATGAATACGTTCCGATGAACGATCCGCCAAAGGATCTTTACATAATCACAACCGCAAGAAAAAGAGATACTTTTGAATGGGAAGAGGAACTGATTCCATTCCTTATGTCTACACATGATGAGAATAATTTATATTCCAATAAGGTGGTTGTCGATTCATGGAACAACATTAAGAAATATGCAGAGACAAAAAATGCATTCTTTATATTTGATGAGCAACGAGTGATAGGATCGGGAACTTGGGTAAAAGCCTTTTTGAAAATCGCACTATCTAATGAGTGGATTCTTCTGTCAGCAACACCGGGTGATACATGGCAGGATTATATTCCAGTGTTTATAGCTAATGGATTTTACAAGAACCGAACTGAATTTACGAGAGAACATATTGTCTATAGTCGATTCAGTAAATTTCCAAAGGTTGATCGATATTTGAATACTGGACGGTTAATTCGATTGAGAAACAAAATCCTTGTGAACATGGATTTTAAACGACAGACAGTTTCTCATCATGAAGATATTTATGTCAAATATGATGTTACGAAGTACAAAATGGCTGGTAAAAATCGGTGGGACCCGTTCAAAAAAGAGCCGATTATCAATGCTGCCGGTTTATGTTATGTGTGGCGAAAGATTGTAAATCTTGATACTTCCAGGCAGATTGCATTATTGGAGATTCTTGAAAAACATCCAAAAGCAATTATATTTTACAATTTTGACTATGAGTTGGAATTGCTAAAACAGATTTTGGCTGGATATGAGATCGCTGAATGGAACGGACACAAACATCAACCAATACCAACCGGCGATATGTGGGCTTATTTGGTGCAGTATAATGCCGGAGCTGAGGGCTGGAACTGCATTACCACTGATACGATTATATTCTTTTCTCAGAACTATTCCTACAAAATAATGGCACAATCAGCCGGACGAATTGACAGAATGAATACGCCATTTACCGACTTATATTATTATCATTTGAAATCGAGATCTGGTATAGATTTGGCTATTAGTAAGGCTCTTAAAGAGAAGAAAACATTCAACGAATCCAAGTACATAAACGATAGAACAAGAAGCGTAGAGCGTCAAAGAAGTCTTGCGAGCTGAGAGGAAAAATCAATGGAAGATATTTACAGAGAGGTCGATTTTGAAAAATATTGTGAGACCTGCGAATACAAAAAACGGGATGAAAAATGTGACCCTTGCAATGATTGTTTGGCTGAAGGGACAAATGCGAATTCAGAAAAACCAATTTACTGGAAGGAGGCGGAGAAATAATGGTTGAAAGTGTTATTGTCAGTATCAGTTTCCCTGAAAATGGTGACGAAGACTCTGGAATCTTACTTGTCGGAAGGAAGAAAACAGCACATAATGCGGATATCATTAACGTGTTTAAAGGGAAAGAAGCCAGAGAGCTTTACGATAAGCTGACTAAGAGAAAGGTGGTGCCGGAGGCATGAGTTTTCAATACGATCAATATCTGGCACAGCACCGATCAAATGTAAAAAGAGGTTATTACTGGCTGTGTGAAAACTTACCCGAAGTGGTAAAGGACTCTCTGAATGCTGGCTGGCAAACAGAATTTGCACACGACCAGTCAAAAAATGAATCAGATGAATACAATGCCTATGATGCATATTTTTATGGAAACAACCGGTCTTATGAGGTGATGAAAAATTATCAGAAAGCCTGGTTATTACATATACATAGAAATCCCCATCACTGGCAGTATTGGGTGTTAATCAACGACAATCCTAAAGAGGGAGAAATCGTGTTGGAGATGCCATACGATTATATTATTGAAATGATCTGCGACTGGTGGGCATTCAGTTGGGCTCAGGAAAAACTGGAAGAAATATTCAACTGGTACAAGGAACATTCAAGGTATATGAAGCTGGCTCCTGACACAAGGAAAACGGTAGAAGATATTCTTAATAAAATTAAAGCAAAGCTGAATGAAAACACAGAAGAAATTCGGCATAGTGGTGTCAAAGGAATGAAATGGGGCGTAAAGAACGGTCCGCCATATCCGATTGAGAGTAACGGAAAGGTTGCAAAAGTCCGTGGACATGATAATATTGTAGAAGAAGCAATTCGTTCCGGAGAGGTATCTAAAACCATCAACAAAGACAAACAGAAACGCCATACAAAATCAGATCATTTGCCAGGTAGAAGTTATCTTGATGGTGATGTTGAGTATGCTCAGAAGCTGGTTGATAAGTATGGCGGTAAAGGCGAATCGAGATTAGATCACAACGGACACTGGAATCATCGAGAACGTATTACTGTCGATCATGATATTGGTACGTACGTCGATGAAAGTGGAAATGAAGTTATATCTAACACTGCAATGATTGTATATTCTAAAACTGGAACACATGTTTATCCGGCAAGAAGAAGGGAGAAAAATAATGCTTAGTCAGAGTCTTGAAGGAAAAAGAGTTAAAATAATTTGCACAGATGGAGAAGAATTTGAAGGGATTGTTTCGGATTATATATTCCCAGACGACAACGAACCAGAGGGAATCGCAGCAATCGATATTGAAGATTGCCCGCAGAGACCAGGATTATGTATTGGTTTCAATGAAGATAAAATCGAATCTATCGAAGTACTGGAGTAATCTATGAAAAAATCTACACATCCCGAATTAACTCCGGATATTCACGCCTACATTAAAAAAAAAGGGTGAAAGAAAATTCGGATCGGATTAACAATAACATTCTTGAGAAGATCAAGAAAAAGTAACCATGGTGGTAAGAGGGATTGAATTGGATGTAAAATAAGGGAAGAGCCGCTAACTCCTCCCTTATGATATTTATGAGACAACTTTAAATCTGTCTCGTTTGGCTTTTTTGGCAAGCCCAGCGTTAATAATATCAGAATGTTCTTTAACGAATTCGGAGATGTATGCTGCTCCGATTTCGTCGTTATAATTCTGGACGCCACCTTTGACGGTATGAATGTAGTGGTTTAATGAAGCGGTGCCACTTACAAGCTTACCGTTTTTATTCTTGTATGGATTGTATAATTATTTATCCACGACAATCCCTCCTTTCCATATATTTAGTGAGACACAGTATATAGTGTTGAAAAGAAAAGTCAATACAAAATAAAGTAGAACAACCCCATAGGTCTATTGCAGGCTTGTGGGTTTTATTAATTGGAGGAAAAGTAAAATGAAAAAATCAAATTGGAAATTGGTTCTTATTATTGTTGCAGGGATTCTTGCAGTTGTCATGTTAAGCATATTCGGAGTGCAGAGTTCACAGAATAAAGCTTTTTCACTGGAGGAACAGGTGAATACAGCTGATTCAGACATCAAAGTTCAGGAAAAAAGACGTGTAGATCTGGTTTATAACCTTGCAGATTGTGTAAAGCAGTACGATAAGCATGAAGCTGATACACTTACCGCTATCGTAGAGGGGAGAGGTTCCGCTGGAGATATTGAAAATGTTACCACTGCGATTGCAGCTGTAAGCGAGGCTTATCCTGAATTAAAATCTAATGAAAATTATAAGGAACTGATGAATGAACTTTCTATTACAGAAAATCTGATTGCAGAATATCGCAGTAACTACAACAAACAGATAAAGGTATACAGACGTTATGTAAGAAAATTCCCTACACGAATCTTTTTAGATATTCTTGGATATGAGGTTCAGGAGTATACATATTTGGATTATAAAGCTCCTGTCGATGCTCCACAGAATCTATTCGGGGAATAAGCTAATGAAGAAATGGAATGGATTCGATTTCGGAGACTTTGAAATCGCAAAAAGAGAAATCTTAGCAAGTATATCTATCATTGCAGTTCTGTTACTTATTGGCTTTATAATTTCCGGTAAAATCTCAGACCATTTGATGGATAAAAACGAAAAGTATAATAAAGCAGTAAAGATCAAAGAACACGATCTGTTTGAATATGGTATGCGGACTGATATTGGAAACGCGTTTGTGTATGGTGATTTGGAAGCTGTTGACACTGTTACTTATCCGGAGATTGGTGGAAAGTATATGTATGTGCGAAAGGTTGAAGAACATTACACAAGACATACTCGTAAGGTGGCTCATACAAAGACTGTGAATGGAAAATCTCACACATATTATACGACGGAAGTTTATTGGTCATGGGATTATGTTGGGAGTGAGGATAGGATCTGCGAAGAGGTATCTTTCTTGAAACATACATTTCCAAGTAAGAAGATTCAATTACCGGATGATGATTATATTGATACTTTAAAAGAGTCATCTCATGTACGCTTCAAATACTATGGGGTTGGTTTGAAGTACACTGGGACGATATTTACAGAATTAAAAAATAAAACAATAACAAATAATTCGCCATTCTATGAAAATATGACGATTGATGAAACCGTAGATTACTTAGAATCCGATTTTGCATTATGGTTATTCTGGATTTTCTGGATAATTTTAATCGGAGCATGTGTCTACGGTTTTTATTATCTCGATAACGAATGGCTTGAATAAAAAGAAAAAGGAGATTACAGAAATGAGCGAAGAGATTAAGAGAGAAAAATCAGGAATGGAGTTATGGGCTGAAAATGAGGTAAAGATTGCTTGCCATCGTGAGAATCCAGATCGTAAAGAGGGCGAATTTGATTATGGTTGTGCCTGCTATGAGAGTGCGTTAAAAGCGTTCAATAGTCTTTGTGAAGATGGTCATTCAGGCGCAAGTATTATGTTTACCAAAGCAATTCTCAATCGACTGATTACCGGTAAACCGCTTACACCGATTGAGGATGCTGAAGATATGTGGAATGAGGTTCATAGCAGAGCTGATGGTTCCAAGCATTATCAGTGCAAGAGAATGAGTTCTTTGTTCAAGGATGTTAAAGCTGATGGAACTCTCGAGTATAAAGACGTGGATCGTTTTCATGGGGTCAATATTGCCAATCCACATTATAGCTATCACAGCGGCTTAATTGATACTGTGATGAGCGAACTCTTTCCTATCAAGATGCCTTACATGCCTTTGATCGACGCATATCGTGTGTATACAGAGGATTTCCTGGTAGATCCAAAGAATGGAGACTACGATACGGTTGGTATTTTGTTTGTGGTTACACCTCAGGGCGAAAAAGTTGAAATCAAGCGATATTTCAAAGATGCACCGATAGGATTTGATGAGATCGATGAAAAAGCGTACTTGGAAAGAAAAGAGGCAGCTAAAGCACGACTGGAGAAAGCAGGTGACAATAATGCTTAATTTCATTTTAGGTTTGGCAGTCGGACTGATCCTTGGAGTATTCTGCATATGTCTTGTGCAGGGTGGAAAGCGAGGCCGCAGATGAACCGATACCGATTTATTCAGGAATTAAAAAGTAACGAAGAGCTTTCTGAAAAAGAACGTCGCCGAATATTAAGACGTAGCGTTGCAAAAGATCCCTGGAAATTAAAATGTACTATAGTTATGGAAGAGTTTGCAGAACTGCAACAGCAGATAAGTAAACAGGTTCGAGGATATGGTGATCATATTGGACTCTTGGAAGAGATGGCAGATGCTTATATTTGTCTGAATTTCCTTGAGTCTATTTTTGATATTAAACCGGAAGAACTGCAAAAAGCCATTGACGTGAAATTGCAGAGAGAAAGGAGAAGAATGAAATGATGAATAATATTGAAATCGCTGGAACTATTTCTTTTGGAGGAAAGCTTCTTAATGTGTATGGAGATCTTGATGCTCCGTTATTTAAAGCGAAAGATATCGGTCACGTTATCGGGTATAGCTCTGGTAACGAATGGAAGATGCTGGAGATGTGCGAAGAAGACGAAAAGCTGAAACTACCATTAGTAGTAGCAGGCCAGAGACGATCAGTTAATTTTGTGACTGAAAATGGTCTTTACAACATCCTTTCTCAGAGCCGAATGGAAATTGCAAGAGGCTGGAGACGTGTAGTTCACGATGAGCTTATCAGCATGAGACGAGCTAAGGGTAGAAACGTCGTAGAGCAGTTTGATGAATGGGATCATGCTCTGGATAATATCTACTTCGATGAGGAAACCGGAAGACTTATGCAGTCTGTAACTGTACAGGGCGGAGATGTGGAACAGATTCCTTATGAGGAGAGTGGAGATGAGTAAAACTTCCAATGATATTACTTTTACCATTCAAGCAGGCTTATCTGTTGATCCTAAGACATTTGAACTCTGTATGGGATTAATTGCTACGTATGCTAAGAACGAAGGTCTGAAAGGGTTGAATCTTCGCTTCACTGAGTTTGGCGGATATTCTGTAAAACCAATATTTAAAGAAGAAACAAAACAATGATATTTAATAATGCGGTTTAGGTCACAGTGACGACTTCCAGGTACGAAAAACTACCTAAGCGGAATAAATGTAATACGAGAGCTAGCACCCCGGACGACGCGGCATAGTCCACCGCCCACATTATTTGAAAGGAGAAATATGGTTGTACGAGCATTTGAAGTTAGAGCAAGAAAAAGAACTTTAGTATGCAATTTAGCGAATGATCTGGATAAAGAATTGAAATCTCTTCAGGAAAATGGCTGGGAAATTATGTCAGTAACAGCAACACCAGTTAAGGAATATGATTATCCGAACAATTTTGATTCGACGTTGTTTACAATAATTGCTTCTAAGAATGAGCACAGATAAAGCTTTGGAGGAAAAACGGTGAAAGAAAGTATTATTAATGTATTGGCTCTGTTTGGAGCTATAACGGTGCTTATGTCTATAGGCTTTTTAATATTTATGACGGTTGTGGCTCTAAAAGAACATGTTAAAGAGGAAAAACGTAGAAGAAAAAGAGCATATGAAATTGCACACCGATTTGAAAAGAAGCCAGTTGCAAAGTGTCATTGTATTGATTGTCGGCATTGTCAAGGCTTTAGATTTGCAGAGGATCTGTTCGAGCCAAAGGCAATTAACTGTGATTTGTGGAATAGAAGTATGGTTGCATATGATAACAGCTTTTGCTATCGGGCTGATCCTAGAAAGTGAGAAGAAAAGATGATAAATCGTGAAAAGTTTTCGATATACCAACCCGATTTTATGAAGATTAAATCACCATTGAAGGAAGAACTAACAGATAAAGAACGTTTGGAACTTGCTGAGACAGAATTCGTACTTAAATGTTTGATGTCCAAATCCATAAACGTTATCGTTCACAGATATAGTGTGAAAGAACTTGAACGGATTTTTGGAGACTTATGCCTGAAGTTGGACATTCCATATAAGTACGACAAACGCAGACGCTTAATTTCAATAGAAGACGGGTTAATCCATCCTGTATATATTGACGGGAGAACCGGATCTTATGAGAAATTAGCTGGGTTACGTCCAGATTTTTACAATACTGACGACGGAGAAATCGAATGGTTCTTGGAACAAGGGGCTTGTAAAGTAAACGGTATAAAACTGGATAATGTATACAGCGTGTTGAAAATTATTGATATTTTAAAAATACCGGAGGAAAAGAAATGATTTTATATGTAGTTCATGGAAATACCTATTACGATGGATACGGACATATCGAAAATATATTTGGCATCTATACGAAAAAGGATGAGGCAGAAGCAGCTAAAGATTTAATAATCAAAGAACTTTACGAAAAAGAAATCGCAAGAGGGTGGATGACCATTGTTGAGGATGTATCTGATATTGAAGTGGAAATCCTGGAGATCGAAGCTAACAAAATTGCAAATATCGAATTGGGAGGCTATTGTGAATGATTAAATTAGAAAATGTAGTTCTGGCTAGTTCAGAGCAGATAGATTTTATCATTGAAGGCATGAGAAACCCTATGAATTCATGGGATAAGAAAGATTCACGAGAAGGATGCGAACATGGTTTATGCTGGAAAACCTGCAATTTTAGTCCGTATTGGTGCGGCAATACTCCGAAATATGTAATGGGTGAAAATGATCACTCTCTTATGCAGCGTCTCTCAAACGCAGGTACAGAGCATCGAAAATATATGAGAATGATGCCGGTATATGTGAGGATTACGGCTCCGTTGTATTGGTGGAAAGAGTTTGATACTTACAAGGTTGGTACTGTTGCAAACTCTTGTAGTACCATGCACAAGATTGCGGAGAAAGAATTTACTTTGGAGGATTTTTCGACAGAGCATTTATATTTCGATGATAATAAGCCAATACTCGCCGAAGAATGGGGTAATTATCGAATTGATGGAAATGGGCATATTTGTCTTACCATAAATCTTCTTAATTACTGGAGAAAAAAATATTTGAATACAAAATCAAAAGAAGACTGGTGGCAGATAATTCAGCTTCTTCCGAGCAGCTATAACCAGACTCGTAATATTATGCTGAACTATGAGGTGCTGGCTAATATTTACAGACAGCGGAAAGGACATAAGTTGGATGAGTGGAGAGAGTTTTGTAAATGGATTGAGAGTCTTCCATATTCTGAGCTGATCGTAGATGGTGAAGAAATAAAGTATTATTCCGATAACAAGGAGGTTACAACGGATGAGCAGAACTAGAAAACAGTCATGTGAAGAAAGACGAATTAAAAAGCAGATGAAGGATCAGAGAAAGCAGTCTGAGTATTCATATATGGAACACAGTTCAAGAGATGATCGAGCAATGAGACACTTCCGTCATCAGGCTTATGGAAGATTTGCATAGGAGGATCGGACAATGAATTTAACATTTTTACAGATGCTTATCAGTTTCTTAATCGTATATTTATGTGTTTATGCTCTGGTAGACAGAATTATGCGTTGTATCGAACATTGTGCTACAGAAAAGAGAAAATGCTACAACAACGGGATGATTATGTCTTTACCGGGGATTGAAATTATGGAGGAAGAGAAGAATGAACAGAGAATTGATAATGAATAAAATATTTGCAGTGATTTTTATACTTTTCGGAGCGTTCACTATTCCACTTTGTGATTGGGATGGAACGTTCTTTTTATGTACAGTGATATTGGGTGTGTATCTGTTCTTCTCAAAAAAGAACTGGATTTTATTGTAGGAGAGTGCTTATGGGACGAGCAGAGATGAGACGTGCCAGGAAAGAAGAAAAGAAATACAAGACTGTTACATATACTCTTACTCAGGAGCAGCTGGATAAAATGGTACGTGACAAAATCGGAGATGAACTTAAACGAGTGAAAGAAGAGGCTACAGATGATGCTGTGAATACCTCTATGGTTCTGTTGCTCACACTTCCGCTTGAAGTCTTGATGGATCATTACTGGACTAAATCGTATGCTAAACGTATTCCAAAGTTCACAGATTTGGTGCTTGAGTACTATGAGAGATGGCAGGACGGAGAGTTGGATATGGACAAATTGAAAGAAGATCTCTGGGTGTATGGAGGAGTAAAACTTGTGGAAGGGGAAGCTAATGGGTAAAGATAATATGAGAAAGAACAGTGAGGGATATTCTGATCCGACTGTTTACAATGCTTTTAAGAATATTGACAAGGAAGGAGACGAACGTTTTCATAAGCTTTTGGATACGATCTTTGCAATTTGCGAGTTATCCGGCTTCCACATTGAAGAGCGAATTGTAATAAAAGATAAGAAAACTGGCAAGGTATGGAAGTAAAATCTGGGCGAATATTTTTTAATCTAGGATAAAAACCCTGGTAGTAACAGGTCAGATTTCTGCCCACTTTTGGGTTTTAGGATTTGACCAAAGCCCACTTATTTTTGACCAGAGATGAAAAAATGGGAGACTGAGGGTGTTGAAAATCGGGATTTTGGTCATTTTTCTGGCCATTTGCCCGGTTTTGCCCACTTTCAAAAACCCGGATTTGACCAGCAAAAATCCAGTATTTATGCGGGTTTGCGGGCTTTCTGCCCACTTTCCCACTTTTTTACTCAAACTATTATGATAAAAAGTTTAAATATATAAATAAATATGGCCAATAAAAGTGGGTTTTTGACCAAACTGATTTACGGAGGTATTTTCGATGAGTACAAAGCGAAAAGTGACATGGAAGGATATTTTCGATCATTTCAAAGAAGTATATCCAAATCTTTCAAAAGGAGTCATGGATTACAGACCGTATGATTACATGACTATCGTTGTATATTTTACGGATGGCAGTAGGATGGCTTATGATGATATAAAGAAACGGGCGAGAACCATTGCTGCATAAAATCCTCTTTCATTTATCATTCGTTCGTGTTATACTAAAAGAGCCACACAATCATATATTGTATAAAACGTTCAAGGGAATAGCTTTGGTAAAAAGTGTATTCTCTCTTTTACTTGTACCCTTGAACGGAACGAGATTGTGTGGCAACAATGGGAGAAGCATTTTTTCAGTGCGTCTCTCAGGTGGGGCGCACTTTTTTAATGCCCTGAAATTACCATTGGATGGAGGGATGGTACATGGGAGAGAATAAGAAAGCCGGAAACAGTATTGGTGGAATAATAAGTAATGCTGTTGTTGATGCGGCAGTTCCAGCTGCAATAGGAGTTGCTGTAAAAGTAGCAAATAAAGTAATCGATCAACATCCAGATAAAGATTCACACATCACAGTCCCCGAATTATATCGTAAAGGCTTTTTATTGGAACTAGATCAGGCTGTTAAACTTTTAGAAGATTGCGGATTAAAATCAGTTGCGAGTAAAGTAACATTAAAAGAGGCTGCGGTTAAGTATAAAGATTATTCAGATATGCAGGTTATCGATTCTAATCCGAAACAGGGTGCTTCAGTAAATCCTGGATCAATCATATATTTAAAATACATAACAGCAGACGTGATAGAAGCAAGTCAGAAAATATTTGATGATGCTGAAGCAGAGAAAATGGAAAAGAAAGAAAAGAAAGCTGTTCAGAAATTAGAACAGCAGGAAAAAAGAAAAGAAGCGATAAAGGGTGTTACTGATAAAATTAGTAAAGTCTTTAATCGTAAAAAAGAAAAATAAGTTTTTATATCAATAGACAGAGATACTTCATCGTGTCCCTGTCTTTTTTTGCGCGCGAAAAATACATTCCCTTTTATGAAGAGAAGAGGTAAAATAAGTATTTTTATAAAAACCATCCTCTTTTGATTTTGTGAAAATGAAAGGGGCATTGCCTATGCTGGAGAATAAGTTTCAGGCAAATCTGATTAAGGAACTCAAAAAAAGATTTCCAGGTTGTATCGTAATGAAAAACGATCCGACTTATATTCAGGGTATTCCGGATTTACTCGTTCTTCATAATGACAAGTGGGCTGCTCTGGAATGTAAAAAAAGTGCTGGCGCAAAGAAACAACCAAATCAGGATTATTATGTGGATCGGATGGATCAAATGTCCTTTTCAAGATTCATATATCCGGAAAACAAAGAGGAGGTACTGAATGAACTTCAACAAACATTCGAACCTTGAGGGTCAGCACGCCTTTCTTGGTGCCAGTAAGTACCACTGGATTAATTACAGTGCAGATAAAGTGGCTGAAGCATATTCTAATTTCCTTGCCACACAAAAGGGAACTATTTTACATGCTTTCGCTGCACAGTGCATAGCACTCGGACAGAAATTACCGAAATCACAAAAAACATTAAATATGTATGTGAATGATGCTATTGGATTCAAGATGACTCCGGAACAGATCTTATGCTATTCAGATAACTGTTTTGGAACAGCCGATGCTATTTTGTTCAGAAAAGGAACATTAAGAATTCATGATCTGAAGACAGGAAAGATTCCGGCACATATGGAGCAGTTAGAAATTTATGCTGCTCTTTTTTGTTTAGAATACAAAGTAAAACCATCTGACATTGAGATGGAACTGCGGCTG